AAGAACCTTTCAGCCTTGATCAGCTTTATCGGGCGGTTGAACAGCATCTGTGTACCCACTTGCCTGGCGTGCAAGCCGTCACAGCCTGGCCTGACATTAAGGATCGCGTGTTGCTGCCAGCGGTGTTTCTGGAGGTGGCCGAGATCGAGCCGGGTACCGATCCCGGCACTGGCGAAACCTCGCTGCTCTGCAAGTTCGAGGCGCGCATCATCGTCGACCCGATCAAGCTGAACCATCATCAACAGGCCGTGCAGTTGGCAACGCAGTTGGCGGTGCTGCTGCGAGCGCAAACGTGGGGGTTGGCAGTTGAACCCGCCGAGTTTGTGCATTCGCTGCAGGACTGGACCCAGCCGCACCTGGATGGATACACCGTGTGGTTGGTGGAGTGGACTCAGCAGGTTTATCTCGGCGTTGAAGAATGGCCGTGGTCGGACGAACCGCCGGGGACGTTGGTGTTAGACGTTGATCCGGGTGACGGGCCATTCAGGCCCGAGGATCCACCGTGAGTTACGCAAGCGCTCAACATGACCGCATGATCGCGGGGGCGGTCAAAGCTTGCTACGTGGTCGCGGTGGATCTGTCCGCTTCACCGCCGGTATGTCGCGTGTCGGATGGCAGTGAATGGGTCAGCGCTTGGGTGCGGTGGCACAGTATTGCAGCGGGCAAGGCCAGGCACTGGCGGGCACCGTCTTTGGGCGAGCAGGGCAGTTTGATCAGTCCCAGCGGTGACGTGTCGCAAGGCACGTTTGTCCCGGGCCTGTATGGCAATGCCGGTCCCCCACCAGATAACCGCGACCATGTCGAGGTCTGGCGATTTGATGATGGCGGCTCGCTGATCTACGACTGGCAAGCCAAGAGCTACAGCATCACGCTCCCGAGCGGCACCGTCACCATCAAGGTGGCAAGCACGGAAGCGGTTGTAACCGATAGCGCCGTGAACGTGACCACCGGCAACATCAATCTGAAAGCGGCGGTGATGATCGACGGTGCGCTACACGTTACCAAGGGCATCACCAGCGCCGGCGCAATCATTGACGCCACCGGAAACAGCAATCACCACACGCATTAATTCATTCACGACAGCCCGCCCAGTGCGGGCTTTTTCATGCCTGGAGAAACACATGGCCAAGATCGATACGACCTCAACAGAGGTGCAAGCGTCCTCGGAATCGGCATTGTCATCCTCAACTTACTCATCACCTGAGTCCTTGAAATTCCGCGACAAGCTGTACACGTCGCGGCTGGTGATCGTCCCCGGTACTGACCGTTCCTATCCGGTCGACAAGGCGACGGTCGTGGTGCCGACCTCCGACATCGAAGCGGTCAAGTTCCTGAAAGCCAGCGACGAATATGAGCCGTTCAAGGAGTGACGTAGATGATCGGAATGGACCGCCACACCGGCCAACCCATTTCCGGCATCGAGCATCTGCGCCAATCCGTAGCGGACATTCTGGGCACGCCGCTGGGTAGCCGGCGGCACCGGCCCGAGTACGGCAGCAAGATCCGGCGGTTTGTCGATTTGCCCATCAATGAAGGCTGGAAAAGTGCCGTACAGGCTGAGGTTGCCCGCGCTCTGGGGCGCTGGGAGCCGCGTTTGAAACTGGATCGGGTGAGCGTCGTTTCGGTGGTCGGCGGGCAAATCAATCTGAAAATCGCCGGTCAGTACCTGGGCGACAGCGTCACGCTAGAGGTGGCCGTATGAATATCGTGGATCTGTCGGCGTTGCCGGCACCGACCGTGCTGGAGCCGCTCGACTTCGAGGACACCTATCAAGACACGTTAGGGGTCTTTCGCGGGTACATGGGCGACAACTGGACGGCCTCGCTGGAGAGTGATCCGGTGGTCAAGGTGCTGGAGGCGGGCGCCTATATCAAGGTCGGTAACCGCGCCCGGGTCAACGACGCCGGCAAGGGCCTGCTGCTGGCGTACGCCATTCGCGGCGACCTCGATCAGCTTGGGGCCAACGTCAATCTGAAGCGCCTGGTGATTCAGGCGGCGGATCTGCAAGCGGTGCCGCCGGTGCCCGAGGTCAAGGAAGAGGATGATCCTTTCCGCGAGCGTATCCAGTTGGCCTATGAGGGGCTGACCACGGCCGGCCCGCGTAACAGCTACATCTTGCACGCGCGCAACGCTTCGGGGTTGGTCGCGGACGCGTCAGCCGAAAGCCCGGCGCCTTGTTACGTTACGGTAACGGTGCTGAGTTCCGAGGGTGATGGGCGCGGCGTGGCCAGCTCTGAGTTGTTGGCCACGGTGCGGGCCGAGCTGAACGATGACGATGTGCGTCCGGTCGGCGATCGGGTCACGGTCAAAAGCGCGCAAATCATGGACTACCGCATTGATGCCATTTTGCACATGGCCGGCGCCGGTCCCGAGATGGATGCCAGTTTGGCGGAAGCGAAAGCCCGCTTGGCGGCGTGGATCAATCCACGCAAGCGGCTGGGGGTTGAGGTCGCCCGATCGGCGATCGACGCGCAATTACACGTTGCCGGTGTTTCCCGGGTGGAGTTGCCCGGCTGGGTGGATCTGGCCCCGACCAAAGAGCAGGCGGCGTACTGCACGGGCTTCAACGTGACGATGGCGGGCTGATATGAAAAGTCTACTGCCGATCAACAGCACGCAACTGGAACGGGCCATGGAGGCCGGTTTTTTCGAGAAGACAATTGTCCCGCTGCGTGACCTTTACAATGCTGATACCTGCCCTGTGCATCTGCTGCCGCATCTGGCGTGGGCATGGTCGGTGGATCGCTGGGACTACCGATGGTCTGAGGCGACCAAGCGCGCCGCCATTAAATCGTCGTTCTACATCCATAAGCACAAGGGCACGATCGGCGCGCTACGCCGGGTGGTCGAGCCGCTGGGTTATCTGATCGAAATTGTCGAGTGGTTCCAGACCGTGCCCGAAGGGGTGCCGGGCACCTTCGCGTTGAAGGTCGGTGTACTCGATACCGGGATCACCGAGGAAATGTATCAGGAGCTTGAGCGCCTGATAGACGACGCCAAACCGGTCACGCGACAGCTCACCGGGTTGGCCATCAGCCTGGAAAGCCAAGGCAATTTAAACATCGGCGTGACCCTCTACGAGGGCGACGAAATTGACGTTTACCCTCCCGTCATGCGTGACATCGAAGTCACTGGCAGTTTTGGCGTGATCGGGCGTGAACACACCATAGACACCCTGGACGTTTATTATGATTGATGCGAATTCGCAGTTTTTCGCGATCCTCACGAACGTGGGGATGGCCAAGCAGGCGAACGCCGACGCGCTCGGCATTCCTTGGAAGCTCACAGAAATGGGCGTTGGGGATGCCAACCCGGGTGGGCTGGCCGATCCGCCTAATCCGATTCCGGCGGCCGCGCAAAACAAGCTGCTCAACGAGTGGCGCCGCAAGCCGTTGAATCAGCTCCGGGTTGACCCTGTCAACCCGGCGGTGATCATCGCCGAGCAGGTCATTCCTGCCGACGAGGGCGGCAAGTGGATCCGCGAAATCGGTCTGTACGACGCGGACGGCGATCTGGTGGCGGTGGCCAACTGCGCGCCAAGTTTCAAGCCGCTGCTGTCGCAAGGCTCGGGCCGCACGCAAGTCGTACGGATGAATTTCGTAGTCAGCAACACTGGCAATATCACGCTCAAGATCGATCCAGCGGTGGTGCTGGCGACTCGCGAATACGTTGATACCAGGATTCTGGACGAGCTGAGCAAGCTGGATATCAAGCAGTCAGTTCGTGCGGCGACTACGGTCAACATTGCTTTGTCCGGGTTGCAAGTGGTGGATGGCGTTTCGCTGAACACCGGCGACCGGGTTCTGGTAAAGAATCAGGCCGCCCCCAAGGAAAATGGCCCGTATGTGGTGGCGACTGGTGCTTGGACGCGCGCCAAGGATGCGGACAACAACGCGAAGGTGACGCCGAATCTCACGATGGCGGTTGAGGTGGGCGCGACGCAGGCCGACACCATTTGGCAACTGGTGACAGATGGCGTAATTGTTGTGGGTGCCACGCCGCTGACATTCAAGGACATTACGGACGGCTTTGCTCGTTTGCTTTCGCCAAGCTTCTCCGGCAATCCGACAGCGCCGACGCCGGCGCAATTCGACAGCAGCAAGTCGATTGCTACAGCCGAATTCGTTAAGCGGAGCGGGGTCGAGTATTCAGGGTTTACGACGAATAGCTCAAGCTTGGCCCTTGCGTCTTCGCACGTCGGTGGGATTCACAGTTTCTCCGCTGTTGCCCAACTCACTGCAACGTTGCCGCCGACTGTTGGTGTCGCGCAGAGCGCCACTATCACGTTGGTATGTGCCGGCTCGGGTGGTTTGAGTGTTGCGGCGGCTGTGGGTGACGTGGTTTACACCTCATCGGGCGTCTCGGGGTCGATTCTGATGGCGCTGGGCGATACGGCTGAATTCATCCGATTGCAAGATCAGTGGCGGCTGATCGGTGGCACTGTTGCGTTGCGTTATGCGGCGGTTATGACTGGTCCGAACTTCCTTACTCAGCCTCAATTCGACAGCTCGCTAAGGCTCGCCACGACTGACTTTGTACAGCGGGCGCAGGGAAATCTTCGTTCGGAAACGGCGGTGAATTCGTCGACAACTCTGGGCGCAACCGCAATAGGTCAGCTTATTGTCGGAACCAGTGCAACGCCATTCACCACCACCTTGCCCCTCGCGGCGAGCGTTGCAAGCGGTTCGCAAATTCACTTTCTAGCGACCAACCCGGTGTCAACCTGGATTGTCCAGCGGCAAGGTGCTGACGTACTCGACAACAACGGCGGAAGCGCTTACATCGTTCTCGGCGTGGGGGACTCGGCTGTTTTTGAGTCGAATGGGACTGGCACCTGGAGACTCGTGGGGGGGAGCGCGTCACTTCGTAAGTGCGCAGACTTTACTTCGCTGCTGCTCTCTGGTGGTCATCAAAAGTTGCCGAGCGGGTTGGTCATCCAGTGGGGCGGCGGCGTGACAGGTTCGGGTGGCCAAGGCTCCTTCGCTTTGCCGATCATTTTCCCGAACGCAGTTCTGAAGGTTTTTCTAACTGCTTCTGGCAGTAACTCGGTGGCGACTCTCGGTGCTGTTACCACAAACTCAGTGGGGGTCAATTGCTATAGCGGAAGTACGGGTGCCGGAAAGTCAGAAAACATTCAGTATTTTGCTATTGGCTTTTAAGGAGGGGTGATGTTCAGTTCAAAATCAGCTCGCGGGTTCGTAGACGGAGTAATCAACACCTCTATCCCTGCCGACGCGGTGGAAATATCCGCCGAGCGTCACGCCGAGTTAATGGCGGGCCAGTTGGCCGGAATGGTCATTGAATGGGGGGATGATGGTCTGCCTGTATTGGTTGCGGCGCAGTTGCCAACCGATGAGGAGTTGGCCATAGCAGAGCGCGCCTGGCGCGATGCGCAGATTGTTGCTTCTGATGGAGTTGTGGCCCGCCATCGCGACGAAGTAGAAAGCGGTTCTGTGACCACGCTGACTTCTGATCAATACATTGAGCTACAGGCTTTTCGTCGAGCGCTGCGCAACTGGCCGGAAGCGGGGGAATTCCCGCTCGCCGAACATCGCCCGGCCGCGCCGCTGTGGCTGACCGGCCAGCTCCAATAAACGCCCCGCACTGACGGGGCGTTTTCTTTTCCGTTACGCGTAACACGCACACCCCACAACAGCCTCGCTCATACGGGGCTTTTTCGTTTCTGGAGATTGGACTTTATGAGTTTCTTTCACGGCGTTACGACCACCGAAATCAAGACGGGGGCGCGCACCATTTCGCTGCCATCGTCTTCGATCATTGGTCTGTGCAGCACCTTTACCCCGGGCGTTCTCGGCGGCGGCACGGCCAAGGCGGGCGAGCTGAAGTTGATCACCACCGAGCGCGAGGCGATCGCCGCCTTCGGTCCCGACTCGGCGATCACCAAGGCCTGTCAGGCGATCTACGTCAAAGCCAAGGCGGTGATCGTCGCCATCGGCGTGCCCAAGCTGGAAGACGCTGCGCTGCAAACCTCGGCGATCATCGGCGGCGTTCTGGCTTCGGGCCAGCGTACCGGCCTACAGGCGTTGATTGACGGCAAAAGCCTGTTCAACGCGCAGCCGCGGCTGTTGATTGCCCCGGGCCATACCAAGACTCAAGCGGTGGCCACGGTCATCGACAGCGTGGCGCAGAAGTTGCGCGCGATCGCCATCATCGACGGCCCGGGCACCACCGATGAGGCCGCCATGGCGTACGCCGAGAACTTCGGCAGCCGCAACCTGTACATGGTCGACCCGGGCGTCCAGTTCTGGGACACCGTCACCAGTGCGACAGTCGACGCGCCCGGCTCGGCGTGGGCGGCGGGCTTGTTCGCCTGGACGGATGCTGAGTACGGTTTCTGGGCCTCGCCGTCGAACAAAGAGTTCACCGGCATCACCGGCACGACCCGCGCGGTCGAGTACTTGGACGGCGACGAGACCTGCCGGGCCAACCTGCTCAATAACGCCAATATCGCGACGATCATTCGTGATGACGGCTACCGCCTGTGGGGCAACCGCACGTTGTCGAGCGATCCGAAATGGGCGTTCGTCACCCGCGTGCGCACGCTGTTCATTCTCATGGACGCGGTGCAGGCCGGGCACAAGTGGGCGGTCGACCGCTCGATCACCAAGACTTACGTCAGCGACGTGACCAACGGCCTCAATGCATTCATGGCCGACCTGAAAGCCCAAGGCGCAATCATCAATTTCGAAGTATTCCCGGACACCGAGCTGAACACGGCCAGCCAGATCGCCCAAGGCAAGGTGTATTGGCGCATCCGTTTCACCGACGTGCCGCCGGCAGAAAACCCGAATTTCCTTTTCGAAGTCACCGATCAATGGATGACCGAAGTGCTTGAAGCAGCCTAAGGGGGCGTAGCAAATGATTCCTCAGACTTTGTACAACACCAACCTGTTCGTTGATGGCGTGAGCTTCGCCGGCGACGTGCCGAGCATGACGCTGCCCAAGCTGACCACCAAGACTGACGAGTATCGTGGTGGCGGCATGGCCGGCCCGGTCGAGATGGATCAGGGCCTTGAAAAAATGGAATCGTCCTTTGTCACCAAGGGCGTGCGCCGTGAGTCGCTGAAATACTTCGGTCTCGCCGATGGGACTGCCTTCAATGCCACGTTCCGGGGCGCCTTCAAGGGCTTGAAGGGGGCGACCACGGCAGCCGTCGCCACTCTGCGTGGTCGCCTCAAAGAGGTCGACCTGGGCGACTGGAAGGCCGGCGATCCAGCCGAGATCAAACACGCCATCGCGGTCACCTACTACAAGCTCGAAATCGACGGCCGCCTGATGTACGAGATCGACATGGTCGCGGGCATCCAGATCATCGACGGCAAAGACCAACTGCTGGAAGTGCGCGCCGCACTCGGCCTCTAAGGGATTAGATCCACATGACTCAAGCAACTGATAAACCACTGCCGGCCTGGCTGTCGATCACCGTAGAAGGCGCCGTGGTGACGCTCACGCGTCCGAGCGAGGCCAATGGCGTCAAGGTCGAAACGCTGACCTTGCGCGCCCCAACCGTTCGCGCGGTGCGTGCGGCCGATCATGCGGCCAAGGGCGACGCCGAGCAGCGCGAGCTGATGCTGTTCGCCGGCTTGGCCGAAATGGGACTCAAGGATCTGGAGGGGCTGAAGCTGGCGGACTATCGCCGCGTGCAAACGGCCTATTCGCATCTAGTGCCGGATACCGACTACTCGACCAAAACACTGGCGTGGCTGTCGATCAACACCGATCAGGTCATGGTCACGCTGTCGCACCCGAGCGAACTCAATGGCGTGACGGTCGACAAGCTGGCCCTGCGTTCGCCGACCGTGCGCGACGTGCGTGAAGCCAATCGCGAAGTGGGTGGCGACGACGAGCAGCGCGAGCTGGTGTTGTTTGCCGCGTTGTCCGGTGTGCCTGTTGCCGAACTGGAGGGGCTCAAGCTGGTGGACTTCAACCGCTTGCAGGCCGGCTATTTTCGCCTGGACAACGACGACGGGCTTTAAGCCCAGCGTGATCAAGGCGGCCGCGAAACGACTGGCGGCGGAGACTGGATTCTCCGCCGCCGAGATTCAGGCAATGCCCTTTGCGGAAATGGTGTGGTGGCTCACGGATTGAGCTGCCACCGGTAGTGCTGGGCACATGAGGGCCATGACATGGCAAACAAACTCGCCCTCGGGCTGGTGATCGGCGGTGCCGTCAGTTCCACGGTCGGCGCCGCGTTCAAGGACGTGACCGGGCGCATCAAGCGCCTCGAGGCAGAAGGCAACAAAGCGCGGGTGCTGCAGCGCACGATTGGCGACACCATCCGCCTGCGCGAAGAATGGAAAAAGGCTCACGACACCGGCGCGGCTGGTGCGTCCAAATTACTCAACCGTTTGAACTCGAACCTCGACAGCTTGAAAAAGCAGGGGGTCGAGGTCGGCCGGCTGGAAAAAGCCTATCGCTCGATGGGGCAGACGGCCAACAAGGCCGAGCTGAAAGCCAAGGGTCATCAGCAGATTGATTCTGGCGTAAAGGGCATGAAGGGCGCCGTCGGTGCAGCGGTGGTCGGTGTCGGTGCCATGGC